GAAACTTCTGTCAAGTTATTCTTTCTTATCGTCTTTGTCTTTATCTACTTCTTCAAACTCGGCGTCGACAACCTTTTCGTCCTTTGCGTCTTGACCTTCGCTAGGTGCTTCTTGCTTCTGTTGATCTGCCTGTGCCTGTTTGTACACAGCCTCGCCAAGTTTCATGGATGCTTCTGTAAGTTTCGCCACTGCCGCTTTGATTTTATCTGCGTCTTCTGACTTGACTGATTCAGTCACTTCAGTTTTGGCATCTTCAATCGCTTTCTTTTCTTCAGCGGATATCTTCTCTCCATGCTCTTTCAATTGTTTTTCTATCTGATGAGTCAACGTTTCTGCTTGGTTCTTCGCTTCTACCAAATCTCTTTTCTTCTTGTCTGCTTCTTTATTGGCTTCTGCTTCTTTAACCATCTTGTTGATCTCGTCCTCAGATAAGCCACCATCAGCCTTGATCGTAATTTTTTGTTCTTTGCCAGTGCCTTTGTCTTTAGCACTTACACTTACGATACCATTTGCGTCTATGTCAAATGTTACTTCAATCTGTGGCACTCCTCTTGGAGCAGGTGCAATACCTTCAAGGTTAAAGTTACCTAGCATCTTGTTATCGTTTGCCATTTCCCTTTCACCCTGTACAACTCTGATAGTCACCGCCGCCTGATTGTCTTCGGCAGTTGAAAAGACCTGACTCTTCTTCGTTGGAATAGTCGTGTTCTTCTCTATCAGTTTGGTTGCAACTCCACCTAGTGTTTCAATACCAAGTGATAATGGTGTAACGTCTAACAACAAGACATCTTTAACGTCTCCTTGTAGCACACCACCCTGTATCGCGGCACCTAATGCCACAACTTCATCTGGGTTTACACCTTTGTTTGGTTCTTTTCCAAAGAATGTTTTGACTGTTTCTATTACTTTTGGCATACGTGTCATACCACCAACCAATACAACGTCACTGATATCACCTGCTTTTATGTCTGCATCTTTGATAGCCTGCTTACAAGGTGCAAGTGTTCTTTCAATCAGTTCACCTACCAATGATTCTAGTTTTGCTCTAGTCATCTTCATTGCTATGTGTTTTGGTCCTGACTTGTCTGCTGTAATAAACGGCAAGTTCACATCTGTTTCACTAGCACTAGAAAGTTCTATCTTAGCCTTTTCAGCCGCCTCTCTAACACGTTGCACAGCCAACTTGTCGCTTGTTAGGTCAATGCCATTATCTTTTTTGAACTCATTGATAATGTAATTTGTAATAGCCGAATCGAAATCTTCACCACCCAAAGATGTGTCACCGTTGGTTGATTTGACCTCGAACACTCCGTCGCCTAATTCTAATATTGAAATATCAAATGTACCACCACCTAAATCGTACACTGCAACCGTACCTGACTTCTTCTTATCAAGTCCATACGCCAATGCCGCCGCTGTTGGTTCGTTAATGATCCTTTCAACTTCTAGACCTGCAATCTTACCTGCGTCCTTTGTAGCCTTTCTTTGGCTATCATTAAAGTATGCCGGAACAGTGATTACTGCTTTCGTTACTTCTTGACCCAGATATTTTTCTGCTGTCTCTTTCATCTTACGTAAGACGTTCGCGGATATCTCTGATGGAGAAAATTTCTTGTCATTTGCTTTGATCCAAGCATCTCCATTGTCCGCCTTTACTATCTCGTAAGGTAAAGTCTTAATATCTTTTTGTACTGAATCACCGTCAAAAGTTCTACCAATCAATCGCTTCGCCGCGAAGATTGTGTTCTTACTATTGCTGACGGCTTGTCTTTTTGCTGGTGCACCAACAAGTATCTCGGAGTCGCTATAAGCAACCACACTTGGTGTGGTCCTTGCTCCTTCTGTGTTCTCGATTACCTTGGAACTTTTACCTTCCATGAGAGCAACACAACTATTGGTAGTACCTAAGTCTATTCCTATTATCTTTGCCATTTCTATTTTCCTCCTAATTAAGCAAGTTAAAAATATGCTCAGTACATTATATAAGCACTAATATTGAAATGTCAAGAGTGTTTTGGAGAAATTAATGTAGTGTTTCGTTTTTGGTAGCACACTTGGTTTCGGTCATGAACATAATGTCTTTTGGTTTTATTTTTGGTTCATTTTCGAATAGTGTTGCCCATGCGTCCTTGTAGTCCATGGCATATACATTGTATTGTCCATCGTGTACTATGAACTCATACAGATTGACTGCGTAATTGGAGCCTGTGGATGGACTGCTAAAAGTTTTGTTTTTTTTCTGGTGCGAGTGTGACATCGAATGTTACAAATAATAGACAGGCAGTAGGATCATTTGGCATTGCCAATACTGCCGCCGTGGTTGTACCTTGTTGGTTTGCGTAATATAATACCATGAATACAACATCGCCATCTGGATTTGCACCCGTCTTACCAAAAGATGCGTGAAGCAAATTCATATTCAATCTTTCCATCTTCTGCATGATTGCTTCGTGTGTGCCACAGATAACTGGAACTTCATTCCAATTGAAACCTTCTTCTAATTGTGGTAAAGCAGGTCTATGGTCCGCCGATGTTGGTATGATAGATAGAATTAGAGCGATTAGTGTCGTTAGGAGTAACTTTTTCATGTATAAAAGTATTTACCGATTTATTTCTTTTTCTTCTTTTTGAGTGTCTCTTGTCGGCGCCACTGCTTTGGTGACATAGTTTTTGGTGGGAGATAAAGATTGTTGGCATTGCCAGAACCTAAATCTTGACTGGTGACTCCGTAAGGGATCTTTTGGATCTTGCCACCTTTCTTGAGGAACTCTTTCATCAGACGTTCGTTTTCCGCGATTTTATCGTCCGATGTTCTTTCGTCTTCTTTATGAAACTTATAACTTCTCATTCTTTCCTTTCCCAGAAAGAATATAAAAGCATTATAGACTGTTCTGGATAGCGTCTATTATTGACTGCCCTAATGATTTAGCAGAAACAATAATTTGATCTGCCCATTCTGGCTGTACAAGGTAAATGTACATTATAATAGCACCGATTATCATGCCTTTTATCATATTGCCTTCCTGTTGCCTTTCGTTATATTAACATCGTTGAACGTCATTGTCAATTCTTTTCCTTCTTTTTGCCTGCGTTGTTTTGTGACACTGGATCAGGTATCTCTTTGATGTCTGTCACTTTCCATTCTGGAAATCTATTTTCAATATCTTTTCCGTGTTCACTGTAAACAAATGTCTCTATTGTGACATTGTCTCTCTTCATTGTAAATCCATATGCTTTCATTAATACCTCAAATACTTTCTTTTATACCAACCATAAAACTTTTTGTCACTAAAGAATTTGGCAACATCACTTGCAGGCACCTGATCACTTCTTATACATTCTGCCAAGGATTGATATCTGTCTTCCATTTGTTCTTTCTTTTTGTCGCCTTTCAATATCTTAATCAGTTTCTTTTTTGTTACTTTTCTAGTCATTAGTGTAATATCTTCTTTTGTAGTTCTTCTTGGAATGGTCTGATGTCTTTGGAATTATCAGCAAACACCTGAACCAATTTAGCAAATTCTTCTTGTGGTAAACAACTCCTATATAATCTCAATCCCAATGCAACCAACACACTAGCAACCATTTGAGGATCTTGATCCACTGTTTGGTTAACCATCTCTGCGAACAGTTCGTCATACATCTTTTGATGTGTGTCGTCTACTCCTAATTTCTTCTTAATGTCATCTGACATTACTTTACACTCCTTTTATGGCTTTCAAAATTGTTTACGAAAACTCTAATCAATCTAGACAAATCAACTTCTTCTTTTTGTAAAGTTCTAGGATTTTTAAAACTTACTTTACAATCATTAACTTTCGCATAATTCATATTTTTTGAATCTATCACGATAGCGTCATCTGTATTCTTTCTCCAATCGTGTGATGAATACCCTAATACATCTTCTGACATTAGTTCAACCTCCCATATACTTTTAAAAGATGCTTGTACACTTTCTCCCAATACTTTTTGAACCAAGGGTCTTGTGCTGTCAGCATCATTGTTCTTGCATTGTTTATAAGTCTATCTTTACTAGGTTCAAACATTTTAGTGAGTTGATTGTACATCAGTTACTCCCCAAGGTTCAGTTAATTTTTTAATAGTGTCTTTTACTTCGAAAAGTTCTTCTTCTATTTCTATAATTCTTTTTACATCTGTTGTGAATTGTAATTGGTCTTCAAGAGATATCTTCTGTCTCTCTAACTCCGCTATTCTTACTTTTTTATTATCTTCAGTGTGCATTTTTCCTCCCTAGTATCCTAATTTGCAATCCTGATTGTTCCAATAATCACATTCCTCAATGGCTTTACTCATGCCATATTCTTCATTTGGAAAGAACTTAATCTGTTCACCACAAATCCAACACACATCCTTTGCTTTGTATCCTGGATGTTTGGCGCCTACTTGCCATTCATTCATTGTAGCAGAACAACCTGTCAGTGTCACAAATAAAATAATTGTTGACAAAATTTTCTTCATACCTTATAGTAGCATCTACAAGCCAAAATGTCAATGCCGTAAAAGTGTTGGTTTTGCTGGGTTTTTTGTAAATAGATGGATGACAAAAGTACTAGAACATAAACACATTATTATTAGAGCAGAAGTTTCGGAGCCGATCACCAAAAGGAACAAGGCTATCAAGTTTCTTAATAGGATAATAAAAGCAATAGGAATGAAATCCATGTATGGGCCAACTGCTTCATATTGCAAGATGGCTGGCAACAGAGGAATCACAGCATTTGCAATCATCGAAACAAGTCATATTGCCATGCACATTTGGGACGAAGTAAAGCCTGCCCTAGTACAACTTGACGTTTACACTTGCGGACCATTCGAACCAGAAAGAGTCTTAGACATATTGAAAGAACTTAACCCTACAAAGGTAGAACACAAATACTTGGACAGGGAAAAAGGCTTCACAGAACTTACCATATAAATACAAGTACATTTCATAATAATCTAATGGAGGAAGTTATGAACCTTAAATCCATTCAGATCAATCTACAACTTGGTCAAGAAATATTAGTTGGCAAAAAAGAAGAAAAAGCACGTATCACTAAGATAGAACACTTTGATAAATCGGGGGACATTGTGATAAACACCACGAGAGGCACCCGTAAAGTGCTCACATTTAAACTTTGTCCGGTGACAGTATCAACCGATCCAGCGGATCAATATAGGTAAATATTTGTATGAGAGTAACTGAATTCATATCACAAGAGGCAGGACCAGCCAGTAAGAAACTGTGCAAGAGTAAAAAACCTGACCATGCATTAGGAGCCAGTCAATTGGCATCATGCAAATCACAGGGTTTCAGAAAACGTTCTGGAGATAAGTCATACAAAATAGGCAAGAAAAGAGTTTACGTAGCAGGGAAAAAGATTAAAGGAAAACCCTACGGTGGTCCTTTACCTTTATACAAATAATGATAGAACCAGTTTGGACAAATAAAATTCTAGTCAGCACTCCAAAGATGAGGAGTGATTCAACATTTGATAGAAGTGTAGTGTACCTTTATGAAGAGTCTCCACAGCACGTGGCTGGTTTGGTAATTAACAAACCAACAAGAACAAAGTTACAAAAGATATTTCAAGTCAAAGGATTTAAAACAATCAACATAAGCGATCTGGTTTACTCAGGTGGACCTGTGAATCAAGGAAACATCATAATGATGCACACAAACGAATGGAAATGTAAAAACACACTGCCACTCGCAAACGGCATCAGTATAACAAGTGATCCACAGATGTTAAAGAAGATGCATGAACAGGACCAACCACAGGCTTGGAGAGTGTTTAGTGGATTAAGCATATGGTCTCCAGGGCAACTTGAAGGTGAGATCAATAGCAAGTGTTGGATGACAGCAATACCTACCCCGGAGTTAAGTCTTGAAACTCCAACAACACAAATCTATGAGAAAGCAATAGAGATTTGCAGTAAACAAATCATAGACAAATACATCTAATAAAGTACGCATATTATAATAAATACAATATATGATCTCAAAAGACCCTTTTATAAAAGTAACTGATGCCTTGAAGGAATCAGGAAACTATCGTGTGTTCAATGATGTGTTGCGTGAAGCAGGAAACTTTCCTAGAACTATATGGTACAGCAAGTACGGAATAAAAAATGTAATCAATTGGTGTAGCAATGATTATCTTGGAATGGGTCAACATAAAATTGTCATTGACGCAATGAAGACAGCACTAGACACAACTGGAGCAGGCAGTGGCGGAACACGAAACATTTCTGGAACTACACACTATCACGTAGCATTAGAATTAGAAGTCGCAAAATTACATAGGAAAGAATCTGCATTAATCCATACTTCAGCCTTTGTGGCAAATGAATGGACACTTATATCTATGACTAAAATTATAGATGATATAGAATTTGTTAGTGACGACAACAATCACGCATCATTGATCCAAGGTATATTAAAAAGTAAAGCACCAAGACATATTTTTAAACATAACAATCTAGAAGACCTAGAAGAAAAACTGAAAGCAGTCAAAGGCACACCTTGTTTAATATTTGAATCAGTGTACAGCATGGAGGGTGATGTTGCATTAATTAAAGAGATATTAGATTTAGCAGACAAATATAAAGCAATCACATACATTGACGAAGTACACGCAGTAGGACTTTATGGAGACACGGGTGCAGGTTGGTTAGAGAAAATAGGATTGCAAGACAGAGTTGATATTGTAAGTGGTAGTTTCAGTAAGGCGTTTGGTTTGCATGGTGGTTACATAGCAGGAGACAAAGAAATTGTAGATGCCATTAGAAGTGTATCGCCCGGCTTTATATTCACAACAAGCATTCCGCCAGTTATCTGTGCAGGAGCATTAGCAAGTGTTAAGTATCTAAAAGATGAAGGCGGTAGAGAATTAAGAAGTCAGCATCAGGAAAAAGCAATGGAACTTAAATCACTATTAACAGATTACAATATTGAAGTGTATCCTAATGACACACATTTAGTTCCTGTCATGGTCAGAGATCCAGTGAAGTGTAAAAAGATAAGTGACACTTTATTATTTGATCACGACATTTATGTTCAACCAATAAACTATCCTACAGTGGCAAAAGGCACTGAGAGATTAAGATTTGCTCCAACACCATTGCACACAGACGCAATGATAAGTGATCTAGCAGACAAATTAAAAGAGGTATATCATGATTAAGAAATATATTTTTATGGCTTTAGGTTTCATCAGTTTAGCCATAGCATACATAGGCTTCATTACACCAGGAATTCCGTTTAGTATCTTCCTTGTGTTCTCCGCTTATTGTTTTGCAAAGTCAAACAAGAAGATGGAACGTTGGTTATACAACCACCCATGGTTCGGTAAGTTCCTTACAAACTGGACACAGAAAAGAGTGTTCCCACAAAAAGGCAAATACGCAATGGTATTTGTTATGTCAACTACATTAGCATTCACATGGTACTTCACTGGCAACATTAAGGCAGTATTATGGTCAGGTGTATTCATGGCATTGGTTGCCATCTGGGCATGGAGATTTCCTAGCACATTAGAAGAACACGATAGAAGAATCAAAAACGGTAAGAAAATCGGCTGGTTAAAATAATTGACTTTTTTTGGTATTCATACTATAATATGGTATGAGTGATGATTATAAAGAAGAAGTCAAGTATGCTCCTAATTGGCCACCAAAGCCTAAACAGAGTGTAGACCCAAGTGTCCATGCAACATTGGATAGTGTCACTAACCATGAGCCTACTAAAGCACAATACATCACACAGATAAAAGAAGCATTACAAAAAGTTCACGATCCAGAAATTACAATAGACATTTACAATCTCGGTTTGATATACGATGTCAAGGTCACCGAAGACAAGGTGGTCCATGTATTGATGACATTGACTTCTGCATTTTGTCCTGCCGCTGATCAAATACCTTTGGACATCATAGGACAGGTCACAGCCATCGAAGGTATCACTAATTGTCAGGTTAAAATAACCATGCAACCACAATGGGGCAGGGAAATGATTGAACCTAGTATGAGGAGTTTAATGAACCTATGACGGATAAATTTAACGTCACACCTTTGTTTGGTATCCCTTTGTATCAATCCACACTACAAACGATTGACCAAGACAGCATAGACTATATTAAGAAAACAGAATACAAACGTTTCCCTGCCGACAACGGTTATGGATCTACAGATAAGTTTTTATTGGACAAGCCTGAACTAAAAAATTTGAAAGGACTTGTTATGAAACATTGTGAACATTTCATTCATGATGTGTTAGATGTGCGTAAAGATTGTAAATTTGAAATGACTAATAGTTGGTCCACAAAACATATTAAAGGTGACGAGAGTGGTGCACACAATCACGCCAATGCTATGATCAGTGGAGTATTGTATTTGCAAACAGATGACGATAGTGGAGCAATCCTATTCCACAAAGACAAATCAAACTTTAATTTATTCACACCAACCATTGACGTGCCATTCAATAATGAAAAATTAAATGTGTTTAACACAGATGGCTGGGCAATCAAACCTAAGAATAATATGCTTATATTATTTCCTAGCACACTATATCATTCTGTGTATCCTAACGAAAGCGACATTGAAAGATATGTGGTTGCTTTCAACCTATTTGCTTTTGGTAAATTTGGTTACGACAATGTGGTTCAATTAGGCATTGAAAACAAGACTGTTGCTTAACATGAAGATAAATATTAGAACTATGCACCAACCATACGATGATGACTTTCCTATGGAGGAAATTAACCTTGTGGACCTCTACAAGGAAGAAGTTGAATTTCTTAAAAAACAAAATGAATTCTTAGAGAAGTCTAAGAAATCAAAAGACCAGAGACAACGTTGGAAGAATCAAATCTGCATAGAATATTTCCAAAGAAGAATCAATGAGGAAATGGCACATCTGCAACATATCAAAGAGCAGATACAAATGAAGACACGAACACTCCATTAACTTTCTTGTTTAACGACTTCGTGACCGTTCATCTTTATACATCTCGAACACACCATAATTTTTTTCCTGTTTGGACTGATGTGATAAACTAGGCGCAACGGTCTATGTGTCAGGCACATATAACACAATTCCTTACGCAACATTTCGTCGCTGTATATTCTGTCTCCCAGTTCTTGCATTTAATATAGTTCGTCGCAGGATGAAAGCAGTTTGACCCACAGTTCGTCGTAGTCCCAAGCGATGCCGTGGACTTCAAGTAGATACTTCTGTTGCAATGGATATGCTTCTTCTTCCAATGCTCTCATGCATTCGAAAGGCTTGCCTGGACCGATCACGTCATTGCTGTCTTGCACATAGTGAATTAGTTCGTGCAGTAGCACACCTTTTTGGAAAGGATCGTGTATGTTGAAATATTTGTTTAGATATATTGTATCCGTTTTTGGATCGTAGAAGGCGTGTAAGTGCCCAGAAGGATGTGTGTCCTCTGTGTAGTACATCGTGTTTAGTTCCTGTTGAGTGAGTTGGACCACCCGTGGAGTTTCTAAGTTTACGTTGTAATTTGTTTCTGCACCTATCCAGAGCAGTAAAAAAGCAATTAACTCTTTCATAATAGTATTTAATTAAACTGGATGCCCCGTAGGCTGTGGTGGAGGACCATTGTATTCAAGACAATAAATTTCACCTGTGCTCAACGGTAACACTTCCATGAAATATTCTTTCATTTCACCCGCCGCCTCTTGGCATTGTTCATTAGTGTCAAACAGACTTTCAGTTTGAAACTGTTGGCAGTCTACACCCATACACACAAATATAATCATTATCCACTTCATAATAGTACTTAGATCCTTTAATGCTGATGTTCAGTACTACTATTACTGAATATGCATGACAGACTTGCAATACAACGGCAAGTTCTGATGCTTGAGAAATGAAGATGACAACCAACTGTGATTGGATAATGAAGTGTGTATTTTGGTTGTCATCTTGTTCATATAAAGTATTTAGTTAATGAATATGCTATTGACAGCAATTAGAAGGTGTGCTATGCTGTTTTGAACCAATGAAATCCTACTTAATAAACATCACTCATACGGTAAATACACTAAAAGTAGGTTAAACTATGAAAAAACGCACTAGAAGTATATTAGATGAACTGAGAAATATAGGTAGAATAAAGGACACGGAAGCCTTTATTGAAACTACTGGTAGCAATATTATAGAGAGTGCGATAAATCTACTACAAACTATTAACACGAATTATCCACCAGAACAAGCACAAGAACTAGAAAGACGTTTTCTTAATTCAATTAGAAATCAAGACACAAAGAAGTTTAGAACTGGGATCAAAAAGATAATTGAAGGAAAGCAAAATGATACTGAATGAAGGCGGTAATATATTTAAAGATCCCAACGGACAGATTGCAACAAGAAGAATCAATAAAGCAGATGTCAGTCCTACAATAGCCTGGCTGGAACAAGTCACAGGTCTTCCATTAGCAACAAACACATTGGGCACAACAGGTATAGCACCTACAAGTGGTGACATAGACATCGCAGTTGATCAGAATAAAATTAGCAAAGACGAACTTGCAGACAAACTTACCCAATGGGCAGTGAAGAACAAACAGGATCCAAAGCAATGGATAAAGAAGAGTGGTATAAGTGTACACTTTAAGACTCCTATCAAAGGCAGTGCCAACAATGGATACGTCCAAACTGATTTGATGTTTGGTGATCCGGACTGGATGAAATGGAGTTTGAGAGGCGGAGAAGTTGGTAGCGAATACAAAGGTTCGGACAGACACGTGATGATCGCCAGTATCGCCAAGCCACAAGGTTACAAATGGAGTCACAAGGCAGGACTATTAAATAGAGAAACAAACGAACCTATCACAAAAGATCCAAACAAGATTGCTGAACTGTTACTAGGCAAAGGTGCAGTAGGAAACGATTTGAATAGTGTTGAAACTATACACGCAAAAATTAAAAGCAGATCAGATTACGACAAACTGATTGTCGATGTAAAAGATTCATTTGCTAAAATAGGCAAAACTTTGCCTGAAAGTTCTGGACCAATCAAGTGGTTTAGAAATATGTTGAATGCAATTAAGATATGAGAATAGTTGAATTTAAGAACATTGATCAGAAAAGATTAGTCCTTAAAGAATTAAGTCCAGCAAGAATACATCATGCAGAAGATTTAATTTTTTGGGAAGGATCAGCAGGTGCCATGAGAGCAGTGCAACAATTAGAACAACTTGCCAAAGGCACTAAATCATTAACAATCAAATGGGACGGATCACCAGCAGTGGTATTCGGAAGAAATCCAAACGGAGAATTCATATTCACAGACAAGCATGGCTTCATGGCAAAAAGTTATGACGGTAGAGCAACCAATCCAGAAGACTTGGAAGGTGCAATCATGCAGAGAGCAAAAGACAAAAGCAAAACAAAATCCTACAAAGCCTATGCAAGTAAAATGAAAAGTGTGTTTGAAATATTTCAAAACGCAGTGCCGAAAACATTCCAAGGTTACTTTGTTGGAGATATGTTATACTTCACAACTCCTAAGAAGGTAGGCAATAGTTTTGTGTTCCAACCTAATGTGGTAAATTATCAAGTGCCTGCTGAGACCGACCTAGGTAAAAGAATCGGTACAAGTAGAGCAGGAGTGGTCGTTCATTACATGATGAGTGAAAAAGGTAGAACTATGCCAGTTAATGATTTGAAAATGATACAGGGCGGTGATGTATTGGCTATACCGCCAACAACAGTGAACAAGAGCGAACCTATAGATGTAAGTGCTGTGAATGAACTTAAAAATTTAATTGCAAGTAATTCAGCAACCATGGACAAACTATTAGACAAAAGCACATTGGCTGGTATGAAACTTGCAGACTTTCCTAATTTGTTGTACACATATCTTAATAGCAAGGTAGATACGGGACTGAAAGGATTGGGTAACGATTTTGTTAAATGGTTACAAACATCAGCAGTAACGCAAGTGAAGAAAGAAAGGATAATGAATTACATCAAAAGTAATACACAGGCATTCATGGCATTATGGAAAGTGGTGTCCGGTATTATGATTGCAAAGGATAACATAATCAAACAACTGGATAGATCCAAAGGTGTTGTAAATGCCACAGTAAATGGCAAGCCTGGTGGCGAAGGATATGTCCTAAAATCACCTAAGGGCAATATTAAATTGGTGAGACGTTCTGGCTTCACTAAAGCCAATAGAGCGATAAATAGATAAGGAGAACACAATGAGAGCAAGAGATTTTATTACACCAATTAAAAAAGAGTTTCAAGACCCAGCAGATGATCCAAATGCAGGTTTCGACAAAGAATTCAAACAGGATTCAATGTTCAACCAATTGGGTAAAATTCTAGACAGCAGAGGCAATCCAAGACCTTTAGACACTGTAATCACTGATGATGGTAAGAAGCACAAAGTGAACTTCCAACAGGCTAAGATGATTAGAATGCTTTTAACAGCACCTCAAGTAAAGCCAGACCTAAAACGTCAATTCACAAAAGACATACAAAATAGTGAAACATTAGAGAAGTTTTTGCAGACTGATGACATGGGTGCATTGTTTAGATCAATGTATGGTGGAGCAGATGCAGAACCAACAAACTACGGCAGATAATTTAGATTTCCTACACGATTTATACGAAGCACGAATGACTCGTGATTCTGAGAATCAAAGAATACTAACCTATACTGATTGCACAGAAAGAACTTATCTTTCATTACTGATTCTACAATTATTATCGCAGTTCAGCACATACAGACAGTATGCTTCGCAGTACGCAAGACAAACTAAAAAGACCAATTACAAACAATTTCGAATGTATTCAACTGACTTGCATAACTTTGTCTACTTTGTTACTGGTGACGACAAAGCAATGGATAAACTAAAAGACTCCATAGCGGCTAAGATGTTGCGTAAGAGAGCAAGTTTTCCTACAATGGCTTTCAATAGATATCTAGGTGAAATAGGATCTGGATTGAATCCATCTGGTGTGTTGCAATTCTTTCTTAATGTAGAAAATGGATTGAATATAAGAAACACTGATTACAAAACTGTCAGAAGAGAAATTTTAAGTTATGATAGATTGAGCGAACGTGATAGACGCATGACTGTGACAAGATTGTTACACGCCGCGAGAGCAAAATTAAGAAGTTCAGACATAATAGAACACCTTGAAAAATTAGCCGCTGACAGAAATCTTGAGACTGGCAACGTACAAGACAACGAACCTAAGATTAGTGTGCCGGACATTTCCACACAGGGCAGAGACCTTGCACTTTACAGATATCTTGTTGGTGGATCAAACATTGTGGCCCTGAAACGTTTTATTGATCTTGCACTGTCAGGAAAAAGCATTCCCGGCTCTGTGGTGTCTGCATACCTACCAGCAATTAAACTTGTAGACGATATAGTAAAAGCAGGTCCGTCATTTGTGCAGGTGCTTAAAGCATTGCAATCCAGGGCAAAAAGCACTAAGAATTAATAGTATCACACAATTTCTACCAAAACCCTATAAATACCACTGTAAGCACATTTGAGCGATGTGCAAGTCATAATAATATCAAAGAGAAAAAGGAGGATATATCATGGCAACATTAACAAGAACAAATCCAACAGCAGTGGCTAGAGGAACAATCCAAGAACTTACTTCTTTAAGTATGTTTAAAGTTGTACTTTCAGGAAGTGGTTTAGCAGTTGCGGCATCTGATGCGGCGGCGGCGAAGATTTCAGACGCTTTAGGCGGAATGGCTCATATCATTCAGTTCAAAAGCAATGGTAATGAAATCTACATGGTTGCAGACAATCACGCAGTGGACATTGACACGATAGCAAGACAAATTGGTAACGTGTTAGACACAGGTACACTAGGTGCATTATCAAGTGGTGAGCAGACTTTATCTGATTCACAAACTGTGACTGTAACTAAACCAACAGATATAGAAGCAATCTAATCATTAGATTACTTTCGATTCAAAAGGGCGGCTTTATGTCGCCCTTTTGTTGTATTAGCACTTAATTTCTACCAAAAATCACTAAATAATAGCAACATACACTTCGGAGCGAAGTGTGTCATTGACGAGAAAAAGGAGACGAAAAATGGCAACATTAACATCTAACAAAAAAGTAATCGCAGGTTCAGGTAACGGTCCAAGAACAAGAGTTATCAATTTGGCTAAAACAAACATGACTCAGGCAGAACTTGATGCGGCGATTCAATACTTACAAGCAGGTGATGTAGCAGGAACTAACGATGCTCACACAGTGGCAGGTGTTTCAGTACTTACAGAAAACGGAGTTTTCACAACAGGAACAACTGACAACGTACAAGTAATCATCCAAGGCACAGGCGCTTTCACAGCCGCTTCAAACTTTGGACTAGGTACAACAGGTGTAACATCATCTTTACTTGCTGATTACAGCATAGTATACTAGTAGATAAGACAGATAAGACTTCTTATCCTATTAACAAAGAATACAAAAGAGCGTTCAGGAAACTGGACGCTCTTTTTTTGTGGCATATAAGTAAGTGTGCTGGGAACAAAAGCGAATAGATATGAAATTTAAAGCATTATCGTTGATAGACATTACCAAAACAGGAGTAAGCAGAAACAAAAACGCCGAGGACCAAAAGGCTGTGGCGCAGTTCGCCAACTACATGACTGTTGAAAATTGTCTACAATTGAGATCCAACATTAAGATACTAACGACGCCAAAAGGCAAGATAATGGACATATCTAATCTTAAGTTTGGAGACAATTACAGAGGTGAGCAGATGGTTTGGGAGTTTACTTTCGAACCTGAAACACCCGAGGCAATTAGTGTTAAAACACTGAATGAAGACTTCAGTCTAATTCCTATGTTAACAGGCTTAGATGAAACAATTAAAATAACTAATGGTGTGTATATTACTGACGATGAAGACCATACCAATTTGTTATTCATTAAACAAATAGATAATGAGTAATACCGCCCTAATAAATACATTTGTTAAGGCTCGTTTAGGCAAATACAA